TTTAAGTATTTTATCGGTGCTACTCAATAGCTCTTTACCAATTAGCGTTCCGGCATCTACGCCGGCCTTTAACACTTGTTGTAATGCGGGTTCGGATAATCCGGCGGCAATAAGTTTTTTTACCGTATCCGCAAAATCTTTAGCTTTTTGGGCTTGTTCCTCGAGCGCGCTACCGAACGTAAATTCGCCGGATGTATTGCCCATTTCGTAGGCGGCTTTAAAATCTATTCCTTGAGTTATTGCGCCGGCTACTGTGTTAGAAAAATCGTTAAACGTTTGTTGCGCGGTTACTAGTTTTGCGTTGGCGTCATCTAATGCCATGTTCATTTCGTTAGTAAGTGTTTTTGCTAGATCCGCTACGGCTTTGTTTGTGTCCTCGGTCGTTACTTTAAGTTTTTTTGTAACGGTGTCTAACTTGCCGGTACCGGTTACGGTTTTATCGGCGGTGTTATTCCAAGTTTCAAGCCACCCGGCGGACGCTAAACGGGCGCGGCCCTCAGATTTTAATGCGTTATCTACGTCGCGGATCCCTTGGCTATTGGCGTATAGTCCGGCAGTAGTTCCGGCAATCGCTGTAGTCGTTGTGTCGTTGGCGGCTTTAAATTTGTTCATCGCAACCGTGGCAACTACCAACCCGGCGGCGATAGCGACGGCGGCGACACCCATAGTCATAGCGACATTGGCGGCAGTAAACGACGTAGCTAACGCATAGTTAACAATTACCGCTATAGCGCCCGCTACTTTGTATAACGCCAACGCGGTATTAACGGCAATAATTGCGGTAGCAATAGACGCTATGGCAACGGCTAAACCTACAATTATGGGCGCGTTATTTTGTGCCCAATTACCAAAGTTCACTAAATATGGTAGGACCGCTAAAACGGCGGGTAACAAGGCTTTACCTATTGACTCTTTAGCCTCATCTAACGCAACGTTAAGGCGTTTAAATTGTCCTTGCGCGGTGCCGGCGGCAGTAGCGGCCGATCCGGCAAACGTGCGCGATAATGTCGCCATAACTTGATCAAGGCTTGCGCCGTCCTTAATCATTACTTTTAATTCCGGGGATAGTTTGGCTATAGCCCGCATATTCCCGCCGTACGCCATAGCGAGCGCGTCCGCGGTTTCTTGAACGCTAACATTAGCGCCAGCCGCAATATCTAACGTAAGAGCTAACGCTTTATTAGCCTCGTCTACGTTTTTAGTACCTCGAGTTAACGACGCATAGGCCGGACGCAATTCCTCATCCGCTACGCCGGTAGCCATTTGTAATTTACTTATCATTGTTTCCGTAGCAGAAATTTGTTCGTCCGTCGCTTGCGTTGTATTTCGTAAAGTGTTAGCTAGCGATGCTTGCGCGGCCTCGTCCTCTATAGCGGCCTTTACGGCGAACCCGGCGGCGGCCGTAATTGCGCCAAACGCGGCTACGGCCGGTAAAAACGCTTTGCCTAAAATGAACCCCGTTTTTTCCGTGGTTGTGGTTAGGCTCTCAAATTGTTTAATGGCTTTTTGTACGCCCGCCTCGTTAAACGTCGAGATAATGGGCATCGTAATAGCCATGGATTTATCCTAAACGATGTTCGTACCAACTACGCGCAACGCCGGCGTATTGGTAACTATGTTTCGGTTTACCTCATCCATGACACGTTTAACCAAAATTGCCATTTCGCTATCTATCTGCCCACGGTTACGTTCCACCGCCGGCCACCCAAACCGCATAGATTTTCCGTAACGTTCGTTCAAAACTTTTATCATGTTCGCCCCGGCTAAAGTCGTTGGGGCGTTTCGTTTGCCGGCTAAATCTATGATCGTGTTCATGGTGCCAACCCAACTAATTTTGAACACCGCCAACGTTTCGTAAACCGCGCCATATTGAATATTTCGGTTACGCGCTCGGCGTGTGTCTATTTTAACCTTTACCATGTTTCGAGATATTGAACCGTCCCACGGCAATAGGTCCACGCCGTTTTTTTTCCACGCTCGAGTAAACCCGGACATAGGGGCGTTATACGGGATATGGTTTTGCATATCTTTGACCGTGGCGGCCATGATCTGTTTATATGTGGTCGTGATTTCGCGGCGTAGTTTCGGGTTCACGCTATTAATTTCTTTTAACGCCTCTTTTAATCCGAAAACTTTTATAGGTTCTACACCAATCATCTACGCGCCCGCTTTTCTAAAACAAGTAAAACCGTCGCTAAATCATTTGTATCAAATTCTATTTCCGGGGGCCACCAACTAATAGCCACTAGCAGTTCGGCTAGTTGCCGTCTGTAGGCGCCCCGCCCGTGGGGTGGCTTGGGCTCGTATCTAGCACCTCTAGATCATCCAAACCCTCTAACCATTTATCGAACGTTGGTTTAGTTTTCTTTATTGAAACCCAACCTAAAAACGCTAAATCTTGCATAGAGAAACCGCTAGCGAGATCCCCGGCGCGTTTAGCGAATTTTCGTTCCCACTCAACTATTCCGGATAATCGAGTAGTTACCTCTAATGGTTCTTTGTAATCGTCGTGTGTTATTTTTATTGTTATTTTCACCGTCGCTCTTTTCTTGTTATGAAATTACAACCGTATAGTTTCCGTTTGTAAATGTTAATTGAACCTCGGATAATTCGGCAACCGTTGAATTTACAACATCGAACGACGCTAGAAAAGTGCCGTCTAATTGGAACCCCGGATTAGTTGCGGTGTTCGCGCCGGCGGCCGGTGTTGCCTCAATGAAACATTGAGTACCAACCAAACTGCTAATCGTTGCGTAAGTTTCGCTCGCGGCGTAACTCATCAAAAGAGTAACTACGCATTGGTTTGACTCGAGGCCGGCAACGTCGCGGTGGGCGCTATCGCCCATGCTCGTAGCGTCTAAAGAATCGTAAGCCCTAGTTAGGGTAATGCTTTTAACTTGGTCCGTTAAATCTACTTGGCCGCCCTCGTTGGGTCCAACGTGAAATTGGGTTCCGGCTAGATATGTTGCTGTTGCCATTTGTTTTAATCCTCGTTTTCGGTTTCGTTAGTTTCTAACTTATCTTTTTTATTGGAACGTTTTGGGGATAGTTCGGCTATGTGCCCGGATTTTAATAAAAATTCTATATCGGCGAATTTGAGATCCTCGGCCGATAGCTCGGCGCCCAACGACCATTTAAGGCGGTGCGAGGTTACAACGTAGTTCATGGGGCTATCTTAGTGGAAATAGATAGTTCATAACTTGCATAATCAAGCGCGCCAATGGTCGTTATGGACGGGTTCAAAGTAGATAACCCTATTTGTAGTTGGCGGACCTTATCGGCGAGGGTTAGCAAAGTTTGTAACGTTTTTAAATCGCCCGGGCCCGAGCCAATGACGCGGACGTTAAAATTCATTTTGGCTACTACGTTGGTTTCCATTTCAATACTTGGGGCGTCAACGAAAACGCAAGGCGGATTTATATTTCGAGGATCATCTACTACGGTTATATTCGGGATCGTTTGTAGTTTGGTTACTAGTTGGTTAAACGCGTCATTAAAAATGTCTGTTGCCGGCATTATGCCACCGCGGGACGATTACAACCCAATAGCCGTAAAATTTGGCCCATACTGCCACCCGTAACGGCGCCGGTGGCCAACGGATCAAAACTAGCGTACTGATCTATAGAGCCACGCTCTCGATACAAGGCGCCGGCCATCATCATTAACGCCATTTTGCAAGCTTGATCCGGTAGCACCGTCAACGAATCAAAATAATTGGCGGACGCGCGGCGGCGATATCCAAACGTGTTAGCGGACGCAACGGCGATTAAACCTAAATCCCTATCGCTAGACGGATCTACAAATACGAACCCTAACCAATCCTCTAAATCGCTTAAGCTAATCCAAGTACAGGACGTGGCTACCGCATAGGTAATAGTTCCGCTAGTTGAAATGCGGGCAACGTCCGCGGTGGTTAACGCGAATTGAATTTGATTTTGGATAATGATAGACGGGTTATAAACGTAATCGCCTATTTCGTCCTTGGTAATAAAATAGCTAGTAGGTGTAGCCGTAACAACGTAGGACCCGTTAAACGGATTACCCATGTTAGATATTGTTACGGTTTGTCCTACTACTATTTCGTTTGCGGTTAGCGTTTCGAGCGTGCAAACATTGTTTACAACTTGTTTAAACGTAACGGTGTATGTAGCCATTGGCGGTTAGCCGCCCTAATTCTAGAGGCCGGTAGCTTTATAGAACTTAGTATCGTCAATCATAAGCGTAGAAAAATATCCTCTAAACGCCACGGTGCGCGACAATGTACTAGGAACGTCTATTGAAATAGCGCCCTTTTGCTGTTCGAATATTTCAAAACCGCCACCGGTTGGGTTGCCGTTGGATGTTCCCGCGGCGCCAATAATGATCGTGTCGCTAGCAAAATTACGATCCACGACCACGTTAAGACCGAACGCTACGCCGGCGGAATTCACCGGTGTTACGTTTCCGTAGGCGTTCATTGGTCCTACTTGCGGAAATAACGGCCTACCTTGGCCGTCCACGAGCGCAAGTAAATTTTGCCATTGGTTAGGGCTAAGAAATAAATGGGTTGGCAAGTTGCCGTTAGATCCGCTAAGAATTGCGGCGGCACCTTGGGCAATCCACCCGGCCCATTGTTCCGGGTCTGTTGGGTCAGGGAATCCGCCCGTTTGGGTGGTTCCGGCTACCAACGCATCCGCGGCGACGTTATCGGTTGTGTTTGCATAAATTCGGCCCATGTCATCCAAAATTACGTTAAGTATCTCGGGTGTGGTCCAATCAAGATCCTGTTCAGAAATTGTCACATATCCGCCGTAGCTCTTTTTCTCAACCGTATTGCGCGTAATTTGAAGTGTGCCGGCCTGTAGCGCCGCATTTTGTGCGCTTTGAATTGCCATTGAAACGTTTGTACTTACGGATGGTCTAATAAAAAATTGTCCGGCGCTTGGCATAGATCGAACGCCGATTGCATCCACTACCGGCCTCATGCCTACAAAATTGTTATAAACATTTTGAATAATTATTTCCGGCAACGTGCCCGGGTTACTCTCGGTGTCTACATACGGCGCACTAGGTGCGGCGGCTTGGATTGCTTGGCGCATTTCGTAAAATGCGGATCCGCCCGCGATAGCGGCGGCGATGTATTGCGCGGCGGTTGGCATTGGGCCTATTGGCTTTGCGGCTTGCGCGTAAAATTTGGTTTCTACTGTTGCCGGTGTTTCTTTAATTTCGGCCGTTGCGTTTACTGTTTCCATTTTGTTTATTTCCTTTTCTTGGGGTTTAATTTCGTTTGGTTTTTCGGCCGCTACTTTAGTTATTTTTGCATCCGCAAACGCGCCAACGGGAACTAAAGATAGTTCCACGAACGCGGACGATTTAATTACCATTACATTTTTTTCATCATAATAAAAATCTATTGGTTCAATGCCAACGCTAACGGAATCATAAACGCCGTCTAACGCAAGTTGTAACGCGTCATTACCGTTTCGAGTAGAACTAATTTTCGCGGTAAATAACAAACCGTCCGGACTATCTACCCGTTCGGTAACTAATCCGATTGCGTCCGCCATGTTGTGGTTTTGAATTAGTTTTGGTGCCGGGCCGTCCGTTGGAATAGATCCGGGTAAAAACTTTACGGCTTGGCCGCCTTGAACGTATGCCGTTTTGTTGTATGGCGCGGCAAGCCCCGTTATTGTGCGTGAG